GAGAACCATTATATGAACTAGGTGAGCTAGGAACTTCACCAAAAGCAGGTGTGTATGAACTATAATCAGTACTAGCTGCTCCTATAGGTATTTGCTGGTTTGAAGTTAAATAAATAGAAGATTTATCGGTATTTATATTTTCTACTTGAGGTATCCAAGAATCATCATCAGTTTTAGTTTGTCCATTTTTTAATATTATAATAGGTTCACCATTTTCCCCACTATTAGACCAAGAATTTAAAGGGAATGAATTATTTACTGTACTTCCAAATCTTATAGTATTACCCCATCTTCCTTCAATTAAAACATCACCTTCAAAAGGTTGTAAATTCCTTATTCCTAATTTTTCCTTAAAAGTAATACCTAAATTAATTTCTTCTGAGGTAGAGTCTGCTTGTATTTCAACTCCTGCTTCTGTTTTATTATAATTTTGGGCATTAGTAGGTTTTGTTGTAAGAGAATTTGGGGAAGCATTATGGTGGATACTGTTCCAAATATTAATACTTTGAAAATAATAATATTGATTACCTGTAGAAGGATTTTCTTGAGACATAGCATTAGGTAAAGAAATTATATAAACTATCTCATTAACTAATGGTAAAAATTTTATATTTGAATAAAGTGGATTTGCATAACTTAAAGTATCTAAAGCAGCACCTGAAGGGTTTGTTAAATCTTCCCATAAAATGCTACCTATACTACTATATTCCCCATATTTTTTCCAATTAACTGGATAATCCTTTCCATTTAAAGAAACAAATTTAACTCTTACAGGAATTATTTCAGCTCCTTTTAAAGAAGGTATAGTAGTAGATTTTAATGAATTTAAACCTGTAGGGATTCTAGCCATTAGTTTTACTTTCTTTATTTATTCTTTCTAATTTATCCATTTCAGCTAATAATTCTGCTTTTTCTTCTTCAGTTATACCAAATTCTCCCTCATCATTTGTATTATTCACAGCTCTTTGGATAATAGTAGCCATCTTAATTAATTGTTCATCATTTTTTACTCCAATTTCTAAATATTCCTTTATTAAAGGTACTATTAAAGTAGCATCACCTATTTCTTGGATTAAAGGTTTTAATTCACTTATTAAAGATGTAATTTGTTGTTTTTTAGTGGTTTGATTTTCATATATTTCATGAAGAATGTCTGAAAATTTTTTATCACCAAATATTATTGAATCTAGTTGTCCCATAATTTTTGATTATAAATATTAAGAATTTAAACTTTTAAGAGGGAAAATAACCACTTTCAGAAAATACTAAATATTTTTCTTTAAATACTTTATATAATTTATTAGCTATTTTAGTTATTTTGGGAGTTTTTACATCAATCATTTCTCTTATGTAAATATAAAGTGCTTTTTTATTAAAAACATCAATTGCATCCCTTTTTCTAAATAATTCTAGGATACAATCTGCTATTTGAGCATCATATTCTTTAGGAAAATAATTATATATCCTTTCAGTCATATGTTTTACATATAAATCTACAAAAATAGATAACCTATCACCTTCTTTATACCCCTTATTATATAATTCATCCCCAAAATTTTTATCTAAATCTATAAACTTTTGAGAGGATTGTTCTAATTTAGAATTTAATATAAAGGTTGAATTATCCCCTTCATCCAGATTTTGGTGTTTAGATATATCCCCAATATCAACTGACTCAATTCTTTTTTTATAATTTTTTTGGTTATAAACTATTAACCATCTTTTAACAATAGTTCCAAAATAGGAATAAGCTTTAGCTCCTTTTGAAGGATCAAAAAGATGAATCTTATCTAACAGAAATACCATAATTTCATGTTGTAAGTCTTCTAAATTTTCAACACCATCTGTATAATAAAACTTAAAAGTATGAATAATATTTTCAGTTAATTTATAAAACGGATAGTGAATTTCTTTCTGGTATGTTATACTTTTAAAACCAGCATTATCACTAATGTTATATCTAACAATAGCATCTTCAGTTTCTTGGGTGAAATAGTTTCTTTTTTGTCTTTTTTTCTTTGCTGCTCTTATTATATTATCCATGTAGTCATAAGTTATAAATCTTTAATTTTAAATCCGTTTAATAAATCTTGTATTGTCATAACTGTCTTAAAGAAAAAACCTATTTCATCATCACTTTCAAATCTACCCTGTGAGTCCAATTTTTTTAATCTTGCATTTGATACTTCTATGGCTTTAGATATTTTATTAAGCCATTTCATATATTCTACTAATATATCTTCTTGCTGTTCATTTTTTTTCATTAGGTTAAAAACTGCAAACCCTAATACTATTACTAACATTGATAATATTGAAATTATTATTATTTCCATTTTATATATTTTTTAGCATATTTTGTAATCCTGGACTTGATAAATTACCAAGTGCTTTTGTTTTTGTAGACTTATTAGATTTTATTGTAAAATTATCTTTTTTTACCTGAGTAGGATTTTTAAATTTAGGCAACCATTCAATTTCAAATTCTATTCGAGCAGCCATCATATCAGCCTGATGTAAAATGAAAGGTAATGAGGTACGTGGTTTTTGTTCTGGCATCCATCCTTTTAAATATTTATCATTAGCTGAATCATATAACCCATCATGTGTTTGAATGGCTACCATTTCATTAAAAGTATATTTAATATTATTGTCTTGAAGTAAAAATAACCCTCTATCAGGTACTGATGAAAATGGTAATTTTTTATTAAACATATAATCTTCACCTAATTTATCTTTTCTCCATTTATCTGTTTGAGGAATATATGATTCATGATCTGCATCACCCATTTTACCTAAATCATGATTAATAGCTGAAAATGCTAATTCTTCAGTAGTAAATGTAGTCATATCACAACCAAAAGATTTCCAAACATCTGACATTGATAAAGCTGCATGGACTACTCTATTAACATGATCAACATATCCACCTGGGAAAGCTGAATGGTATTCTTTTTTATGAGCGGCGGGCATAAGCATAATACGCTCGGCATAGGTTTCATAGAATTCAATCAATTGTTCTTTACGAGGAGATGAGATATAAGTATTAATATTACTCATAAAATCTACCCAATTAGCTTGTATTTTTTCTGCTGATAGTTTCATAACTTTTATTTTAAATTAATTACATTGATTCTTGTTCACGATCTAAAAATGATTTTGTTTCTTCAACAATATCTTTACATTTACTAATTTCGTCTTTAAATTCTTGAATGTTAGCATTTGGTCTACTTAAAATAAATTTTAAGGTTTGTAATTTACCATCTAGTTTATCCATTAATCTAATGCATGTGTTTTTATTTCTCATATTTTATTTATTTAGTATTATTCTAGGTACATATTATACTTTATATCTCTAATCTCTTTATTTTCATCATTTTACCATTTATATTAACATTGGTACCTTAATACCTAATATTAATTTATATCCAAGATATATAAAATATTTTAGAAATCCAAGCTACTCTGAAAGATTATTTAGAATTTTTTGGAGATGGGCACATCTTTCGTATTGTTCGGTTTCTATAAAAAAATTTATACCTAACTTTAACGCTGTATCAAGATATTCATCTGCGTAATTTTGTGCGCCTTTTATATGTTCTTCATTTTTAATATTGATTTTTTTAATATATAACCATGCTCTGTTATAAGTTACAAATTCACCTGCTTCTTTCATATCATTGATATCTAAATCTTTATTAGACTTTTGAAAGAATTCAGCTAGTTTTTTATTAAAATTTACATGGTTTAATATTAATTTTTTATACATTCCAACCCAATATGTAGGGGTATTTTTAAAATCAATTAAAGTAGTACTATTTTCTGTACCATCTAAATCATCATTAGATTCAAATAAATGAAATATATTATCTAAATTTACCATATATCATAAATATATGAAAAATATATTATATATCCCAATCTTCTTCAGCAATTTGTAATGCTAAAAGTGGAGACATATTACCATCTGATTTAGACATTGTTAATAAAGCATAATAAACTACTTCTACTATTTTTTCTTGATTATTTACTCTATCTAGAATGTCAGCAATTTTAATTATTTCATCACTACCTACCTTTTCTAAAAAATCTTCTTTAAATTTATCCATTTTTATTGTTTATTGTTTATTATTTATTATGTTGTCCGACTAGGGATCGAACCTAGACTCTTCTGCACCAAAAACAGACGTGTTGCCAGTTACACCATCGGACATTAAAATCCTAAATATTTACTTCTAACAAAATCTAAATCCCAGGTTATATATGATTGAGGATATTCAGCATTACAAAAAGGATTCCAATGAGGTTGAACCATTCTCCATCCATCACCCCACTTTTTAGATAAATATTCTCCATTTATTTCATTAGATTGGTTTAATAACATAGCTAATTCCTCATTTTCTTTTTTAGTTTGCATCCCATTTTTCTTATAATGTTCATCATCAGCTTTAGCAATTTCATCACCATGTAAATGGATATTTTTCAAACCCTTAATCATTTTTGGTTGTATATTATTTAATCTCATTATAAAATCACTATCTTCTGCGTAAGCTGGATATAAATTTTCATCAAATAAACCTACATCTTTAACCCCTTTTTCAGTTATAATAAACAAATCATAACTTCCTAAATTAAATTGTCCTTCATGGGGGTGTATCATAGCAACTTCCTTATCTAAAGTAGCAATTGCAATTTCTTCTAATAAACCTGGGGTAAAAGCTACATCATGACTACATATTACCCAATAAGGTTTCATTAAATATAATTTAATAATTAGATTCCAAGAAGAAGCTACTCCTAAATTAGAAGGAAAATGAATAATGTGTAATTTTTTTATAAATTTATTATCAATTTTTTTTAAATCATCTAATTGGGAATCAATTTCTCCTTTACCATTATTATTAATGATAAGTAAATTATCTACAGGATAATCAATAGATTTAATTAATCTATCTACCCAATGAACTCCATTTACTATAGGTACTCCTATTATAGGAATTGGTATTAAATTATTTTCCATTTAATTTTAAAATTTAAAATGTTTTTTTCTAATAAAATCAATATCATATTTAGTATAATCTATAGGAATATTTTCAACACCCATAGGATATTTTTGAGGATATTGTAAACATTCATTTCCCCACTTTTTGATTAAATATTGTTTATTATAATCATTTGAATTATTAATTTTTTTAAGCATTTCCTCACTACTTATATCTCCACTATCTGATCTTTTAGTTTGACTAGCATGGTCAGGATAGCAAGTAGGATCTGTACTTAAAACTCTACCATGATAATAAGATGCTCCTAAAATATAATGTTTAATTCCATCTTTTGGGTTATCCCAAGTATATCTTAAACATCTTGAAGCATAATCATGGTCCTCACAATAAGCTGGAGATAAATTTTCATCAAATAAACCTATTTTTCTAATAACAGATTCTTTTATAACAAATAAATCATAAGAACCTCTACTAAACCAACCATTACTAGCATGAACCATATCAATATCCCCATTTAAGGTTATTTCATGCATTTTCTTTAATAATCCTGGAGTAAAAGCAATATCATCTTGAGTTATAAGCCAATATGGAGAATTTATATAACTTTTAATTATAAGATTCCAAACCGTAGGAACCCCTAAATTAGAAGGAAGATGACATACTTCAATATTTTTAATCCACGGATGTTTCTTTTTAGTAAAATTATCAAGTACTTCTGTAATTAACCCTCTTCCATTATTATTAAATATAATAAAATTATCTACGGGATAATCAACACTATTAATTAATCTTTTTAACCATTTCCCACCATTAATAGTAGGTACTCCTATAACAGGTATTCCTTTATTTTTCATCATTTAATATATAATTTTCAATATTTTTTGTTTTCCCATCTACTAATTTCATTTTATTTATTATTTCAAAATCAATCAAATCTGGGTGTACCCACCAATCTTCAAAAGGTTTATTATTAAGAGGAGAAACATTATCAACAACCAAAACATAACCAAATGATTCTAAATATTGTCTTGATATATCTCTAATAGAAGGTCCAAACTCATAACTATCATGTTCAAATGTTATTATACCAAATTTATACTTATTAAGTGGAATTCTTAAAAGTATATCATAGGTTACATGAGCAGGTTCACAATCTACTTGTAAATAATCAATAGTTTTATGACCAAATTCATCTAAAAGCCTTTTATAATCAACCTTAGTAGCATCTTTACATATAACTTTATTATTTCTTTTTTCTTTAAATTGATCAACTACATTTTGGTCTATATCTAATGATATACCCTCCCAATCAAATTCTTTTTCTAGTAATACAGTATTACTTCCATAGTAGGGTAATGATGATCCTATTTCTAAATAAGTTCCATTTTTCTTCCCATTTAACATTGATAAAACAAAAATATCTTGATAGGCTTGAGCATAATTTTTATCAATTTTTTCTGATCCTTCAAATTTGAATTTTAATCTATTAAATTTACTTTTATCATATAAAACAAAATTAGTATTTTTAATATCATCTTCATAACTATTATTTTCATTTTTATTCTCTATAACTCTATCCTGTATTCTTAAATTTACAATATTATTATATATGTATACTTTATAATCCTCAGTCATATTATGTTTATGATTATTATATAAATCAATCATTCCATCTTCTGATTCTTTTATTTTTCCTATTTGCCACCCAACATAAGCTTTATAAAATCTAGTAGCATAATACCCAGGATATCTATTAAAATATCTAAAAGGTTTTTGATTTTTTTCATTTGAAATTCCAATGCTAGCATAAGTATACATTAAAGTAAATACTTCTTGTTTAGATTCTATCCTTGCTTCTCCATTAAATTCTAACCATTGACACATCATTAAATAAGCTTCTGGTCTGTGAGGAGATTGTGATATTATATGTAATAGTTGGCCTCTTTCAAATGTTTTGTTTCTTCCAATCCTATCCATACAATCCCAAGAAAGTAATAAACTTTCATATACTAAATCATCATCATCAGATAATTCAGCACATCTTAAATAATATGATAAAGCTGCAGCATATTGTTTAACATCAAAGTATTCACATGCTAATTCAAAATTTAAAACACTATTTCTAGGATCAAAAATATATTTATTTAATTTTTCTTCTAATTTATAATTTTTCATATTCTATTTTTTCTAAAACAATTTTAGGCATTTTTAATATATAAGCGGCATTATCTTGGTATCCGAAAGTAATTAATAAATCATCCCCATCCTCAGCTAACCCACAATTAAATTCAATCATAGCATCCATAAATTTAAACTTTTTAGATACTTTTACTATATTCCAGTCTTTATCATAAAATACAAATCTATGATAATAATGAGCATCTTTTCCATTTCCTACAGGATGAAAAGGGAAGAAACATTCATGAGTAATACATAATCTCCCCTCACCGAAAGGAATAACTTGAGATCCTCCTCTTAAATCACAATCATCTAATTTAACATTTGCGATTTTTTCAGATGGGTCTTTTTTAATTACTGCTACACAAGATTTATTCTCACAATCTACTTTCATTAATTCTACAGGATCAGCATGTCTTATAAAATGATAAGGCATATCTAAAACTGGCATCCAATTTTTCTCAAGATAAACCCCTTCTTCAGGGACTTCAATTCTATCTCTTGTAACCTCTATGATTTTATTATCTTTAAATTCAACCTCACACATTTCCATTCTACCTGTTCCCTGAGTATCTATATCTCTTCTAACCCCACAAGTATAAAATTTATTATCCCATCTAAAAATTCTAACATCTTCCTGACCTATAAAATCCCAAAGTGGTTCTTTATCAAATTTTGAAGTATTAATTTTATTATATTGGGTTATATCTAAATCATTATTTAAACGACACATATAATTAACAGTTTCTAAATAACAATAATCTTCAGGATTCATATATTGCATTGCTCCCCATAAACCCCAGTATTTTTGATTGAATTCAACATGATGCATTACATACCCTACATGCCTTATATTAATTAATAACCCTTCTACTTCATCTTTAAAAATGGTAACATTACAAAGTCCTGTTCCTCCTGTAAATTCATTTGGAATTATTAGAGGTTTTATAACACCTCCATTTTCTAAAGATAACTTTACTAAATTATTTTCTTTTGGATATAATTGTTCCCAACTCATATATTAATTTTTTTATTATTTCGCATTATTCTGTGACATTCATATTATATATATTATACAACGCATAAAAACCGCAAACTACGCGGAATTTATGCATATATCTTGATTTATTAACTAGCATATTCTAAAGCTTTTGCAAACATATTTCTATTTAAATCTAAATCTTGTTTAAAATTCTTAATTATACGAGCTTGTCTTTGTTTACCTGATTTAGTATTGTAATAAAAATTACCATTAATAATATTTTCCTGTACTCTATTAAATACTTCCCATAACCCACTACCAACATCTTCTTTACGTTGAGATTCTAATACATTAGTAATTGCAACATCGGTAAAAGTATTACCTGTTCCTTTAACTCTAATATCAAGTAATGATTTTGCTAATTCTAATACTTGCTCTCCTTCTAAATCCGTTTCTTTCATTTTATTCATAGATTCAACAGTTAAAGGTAATTTTTCTACCATTTCTTTAATCATAATCTGTAAATCTTCAAAGGTATAACCCATATGACGCATTTTAACATCTTCAAATTTCTCATCTGCAATAACTAATCCATTTTCACAAATTAATCTAAATAATCCTGCCGTAAATGTAAAAGCATTTTTACCATCATGAGAATTTGTTAGTAATATTTGTGGAAAAACTGTATCACCATCTTCTCCCTTAATTACAATATCATTATTTCTAAAAACTAATAAATGTTTTTGAAATCCTTTTGTATGTTTAGTTCTAGCTTTAACTTCTTTAGCTTCAACAACTCCCCAACCTAATGAATCCATATCATCAATAACTTTTTCTGTTGGAATATGAGTATATTTATCTGAAACCTCATCTGAAGGTATAGTAGTAAATACTGAAGGGGCTGCATTATTAATTACCTCTTTACTCATAAATTTTGCTGATTGTAAATTTTCTGTGTTGATCATAACTTTTATTTTTTATTTTGTTTTCCGGCTTCGCGCCTTATTTACCCCGTAAATATACGAAAGCTCTTCCGGGTATCCAAGCTTCCTGTGCATTACTTTTAATTTATTTTTAAATCTTCTTGCATTTTGTCTATTGACTTTATTGCTAATTTAAAAGTAGTATTATCCATTTTAGCATATGCTTCAAATGTACCTGCTAAGGCAGGATATTGGTTTTCATATTTTTTATTTGTACCTTCTATGTCATTACCATCTAATCTAAATTGTAAATTTTTTTTAAGGTATTTTAAGTCTATTTTAAGACTTGTAATTACATTTATTAATTCATTTTTTGTCATAATTTTTATTTGCTTAATAGTGAAGGTGAAACTGTAAGTAATGAATTATTATCTCTATCTCTAACTTTAATATTTTTATTATTAATTTTTAAAATTTCAAATGTTCTAGTATTAGCTATTTTTTTATGGTTGATAAATACTACATCTCCAACTTGAAAATCAGATGCTGATAATTTAGGAATAGCTTTACCTACTCTAGCTGTCATTTTAGTTCTTAATTCATCAGCATTAAATGAAATTGTACCTAATGAAATAGCTATACCAAAATCCTTTTCTAATTGTTCAACAGCTTTTTGAAATTCATCTCTAAATTCTACTACTTTTTGTTTATTAATCATAACCTTTATTTTTATTAGTATGTGTGCTTTTTGCACTCATTTATACCGTAAATATACGAAAGCTCTTTGCGGTAGCCAAGCCTCCTGCGCATTACTTTTAAATAGAATTTAAAGTAATACCACCAGTTCCTCTAGCGAAAAATGTATTTGAAGGGATAAAAATAGTTGGAGTATATTTAAATGAACCTCCTCCTGGAGGAATAACTACTGAAAATTTATGCTGGCTAGTAATTAATGTATTTTTATCAATTCCAACAAAATCGCTAAATGTAGCCAATCCGGGAGTAGAAGATTCACTATCATAATATCCCCCAGCAGCGACAGCATTTAGTGAACGCACTGCTTCAAAAGTTAAAAAAGCAGATCCAGAACAAGTTGGAGCACCAATTGACCAGGTTTTTTCAGAACCAAGTCCCGAAGTGCTTAAAGCAACAGGGTATAAATATCCTTGTCCTTTTAATTGATTAAATTGTATTGCAGCCATTATGTAATTTTATTATAAATATTATCAAATTCATAAAGCCGTCTAAGGTTTCTTCCTCTCAACATAACCACATACCTAGATACGTATATATTCATGCCATAGTGAAAGTTTGTTAAAAAAAGTGATTTGAGGATNTGAAATTCCCCAAACCCTTACCCATATGGGAAATGGGGTTTAATAATTTAACGCTAGTGAAAAAACCACCACCATAATGATCACATATATGGCTGGCGTTAAATCTACTCTATTTTCTTCTACATTCATGGTTATAAATAGTTTGGGCTGGAATATTAAATGGTAAAGTAATTGTACTAGGGTGTTACGCATGTATGACTTAATGGTGACGGAATTGGTCTACAAAAGTTTCCATAGAGGTGATATGAAGATTATTATTCCAGCCGCGGTGAAGATTGATACGGTGAAGATTATTGCCAACCACCGGTACCTTATATCAATATATACTCATCGGGCGTGAGAATTTATAAATCATTACCCAATTAACATGGTAGTCAATTGAAGATATAAGTATATACAATCGATGGGTTAGGTACGTGTACGATCTATTAAGTGGTCCACATCCTTTCTATCGCATATCCACGCCATATGGACATCCGCGCATGGTGGGTATTATTATGTAGTACGGCGGCGGTACGCCCGCCAAGCGTAGGTATGTAGTAGATATAGCGATAATAGTTGTATGTAATTCAGTTATATGCGCGGTGAAGATAATTACATATAAGGTACTAACCCAGGTACACCTAGGTGCGACGCAATTAACTAATAATTAATAATGGGGTACGGTTTATTATGTATTAAGGTACTGCTCACCGCTAGCATTATCACCGTAGTCTGCTTCCCGGCGGCTGAATTACCACTTATTGCCCCAATATACGCAAGCTCTCCCACATATCCACGCAAACCCACACATTTCTTTATGAATTGTTGTGAAAATTTATGAATAATTATGGTTCACAAGTATATATTTGGTAACTATGGTAAGGGTTGGCTGCGCACATTAAATGGGTTAATGGCACCTCACTTCTATGTCACATAACCCCATTACTT